GTACGGGTACGGGGACGGGTCCGGGGACGGGGACGGGGACGGGTACGGGTCTAAAACCTATTGGCTGTCTACTATTGTTGGCTTCGCAGCAAAATGGACAAGCGAGCAACGAACCCGTCTCGCAGAACTACAATCGAGTGCCACCATTGGATTTTGGCGATCAGACAAGAACGGCAATGCCTCGAACGGCGGCAGGAAAATCGAGCCTGCCGCTCCGGGTGTAATCCATACGGCTCCTGGCCCGCTCAATCTCTGCAACAGCGGAACGCTCCATGCAACGTTCCTTCCTCCGAAATGGAAAGGCGAGCGGTGGTGGATTGTCGCCATGCATGGCGATGTCATTGGCAGCGACGAGAAGATCGGTGCGCTCAAGCGCGAGATAATAGGCGAGTGTTTGTGACCGCCATGACACAATACGATGACCATGGCGGGATGACAAAGCGAGCAGCGCAGGCGCTCGGCTTCCTTGAAATGTGTAAATGCGGGCACGAGGAAGGGCTGCACAATGAGCACGGCGAGTGCGTGTTGATCGACTGTTCATGCATGAAGTTTCGTCTCATAGACGGTGAGGAAAAATGAACGAGCGTCAACATGCTTGGAACATCGCGAACCGCTGGTTAGCTAAGGGCGACCAATTCGGCGCGTTCGACCCTGACGGGGATCAATGCGTCGTTGCACGGCAGTACATGCGGGCCTTGGATAAGATCGCGCGCCTAAGTCAAATCGTGAGAGATAGCCCGCCATGGCCAAGTTTTTTGGATGCTGTCATGCGTGAGATTGCCGATGAATGGCCGAAAGCAATCCAGCCGTGACTCGCACAGACGCCGACACAACCATCCCCACCGTCGGGCGCTGGAGCGTGCTCTCGCTGCCGGCCGAGGCCGAGGCGGACGATACCCTCGGGCGTGCTCCCGGCGAGTGGTTATGGGACGATGACGAGAGCTACGGGTACGGCGCGGTGCTGCGGCGCGAGAAGGCGACCCAGACCGCGCGCAACTGGAGCGCGTTGTACCAGCAGCGGCCGGCACCGGAGGAGGGGAATTATTTCCTGCGCGGGTGGCTCAAGGAGTACGAGCGCGACCCGCCGCGCGAGCGGCTGCACGTTTACGGGGCTTCTGATTATGCCGTTACTGCTGACGGGGGGGATTTTACTGTTCACATTGTGGTGGGGCTTGATCCTGGCGGGCGGATGTATCTTTTGGATCTTTGGCGCGAGCAGGCGGCGAGCGACCGCTGGGTGGAGGCGTTCTGCGACCTGGTGAAGCGCTGGCGGCCGCTCGCCTGGGCCGAGGAGCAGGGCCAGATCCGCGCCGGCATCGGGCCGTTCCTCGAGCACCGGATGCGCTCGCGCGGCGCGTTCGTGGTGAGGACGCCGATCCCGACCCGCGGCGACAAGGCGATCCGGGCGCAGTCGATCCGCGGCCGGATGGCGCTCGAGGGCCTGTATGTGCCCAGCCAGGCGCCCTGGCTCCCCGACCTCGAGCACGAGCTGCTGACGTTCCCGGCCGGGCGGCACGATGATCAGGTCGACGCGCTCGGGCTGATCGGGCAGCTGCTCGACAGCGCGACCTACGGGCTGGCGCCGAGGAAGAAGCCGGCGCATCTTCTCTCCGGCTACCGGCCGCTTGACGAGGGTGCCGGTCATGACGCCATCAAGGGCATGGACAAGGCAATGTGAGAGAGATGATTGACGACAGTGCCGCTCGTGCGAAGGCGCGCGCCCGCGACCGCTTCCTCATTCGCGCGGAGGCCGAGCGCAGGGTGCGCAAGCCAAGCATTGCGGAATTGACCGGCGCCCGCTGCCCGCGCGCGGAGGCGTGGGACGTCATGATGGAGGGGCGGCGGCTGGGGTGGCTGCGGCAGCGGCTGGCGGGGATGCATGCTGGTCGCCGCCTTCTCTGAGATGCACATCGAGCAGGCTAGGAGCGAGGGCCGCTCGCGCACCGCCGCCAGCCGCGCGGCTGGTCATGTGCCGTACTTCGCGAGGCCGGCCGCCGCGCAGGTGCACTCCGATTTCATCGGCCGCCTGTGCGAGCTCCTCGGCGGGCAGATATTCGCGCTCGCGGTGACGCCGGTGTCGGCGCCGGGCTCGCCCGATCTGAGGGTGATGGACGTGCGCGGCCGCGCGGTGGCGCCGGAGCGGCCGGATCCCGATCTGCCGATCAGGCTGACCGACGCCAAAAACCTCCTGCGCCCGCAGGTGCTGATCCGGGTGTCGGTCAGGCATCTGCGCGCGCAGGTCGCCGGCTGGCTCCTGCCGGCCGAGGCGATCGCGCTGGCGATCGCGGCCGAGGCGAACGGGGTGACATGGTGGGATGCTTACACCCGCTGCTGGTACGTTCCGGGCGAGTACCTGCATTCGGTGCGCTCACTGCGCGACTGGCTCGATGCCGGCGCGCCGCCGCATGCGTCGGCGGTGCGCCCCGAGGTGCACGCCGAGATCGCGCACAGGAGAAGCGAGTGATCTGGGTGCTGACCGTCCTGATGTGCAACGGCTGGAGCGCGGAATGCTGGCGCGAGGAGCGCGGCGTCTATGGCAACGAGCGCGCCTGCATGTTCGCCGGCCTGAAAGTGAAGCCGTACGAGCCATGGTTCAAATGCGTAAGCGAGCGCGTGCCGTTGCCGCGGCCGCGGCCTCTGATATAGTCGCCGCCGCCCACCAGGCCCCGCATGGGCGTCGGCATGGTTTTCTCCCCGAGCTCGAGCCTCCCCGGCTCCCTGGACTGGGGCCTCACCGGCATGAGCGGGGGTTTCAACCCGGCACTCCTGTCAGGCGGGGTCAACTTCACCCAGCTGAACCAGACCCCGCCGCCGCCATCTGAAAATAAGTATGGAACGCAACCAACCGATCAATTTTTGCCGGTTGCGGAGTTGCGGCGGTTTTATGAGAATTACCTGAGTACCAAGACCTGGGAGGTGCAGGAGAAGCGAATGGCCCGCCGCTACAACGCGGGCGACCAGTGGACCGCCGACGAGCTCAAGAAACTCAAGCTGCGCAACCAGCCCAAGGTCACCCGCAACCGGGTGAAGCGCAAGATCAATGCCGTGGTCGGCCTGGTCGAGCGCCTGCGGCAGGACCCCAAGTGCTACGCCCGCACCCCCAGGAGCGAGGAGCAGGCCGATCTCGCGACCGCCGTCATAAGGTATGTGCTCGACAGCAACCGCTGGGAGAGCCTCTCCTCCAAGGTCGCGAGCGATGCCGCGCGCGAGGGCATCGGCTGCCTCGAGCTCGGATTGAAGCAGTGCCCGAAGGGCGACCTCGACATCACGCTGGAGCACGTCACCACCGACACCTTCTTCTATGACCCACGCAGCTACCGGGCGGACTTCACCGACGCCTTGTTCGAGGGCACCGCCAAGTGGGTCGACATCGAGATCGCCAAGCAGTTCTCGCCGCCGGAGAAATGGGCCGACCTGGAGGCGACGTCGTCGAACGATACCGGCGCGGTCTATTCCGAGGACGGCGAGCGCGCCATCCGCTGGATGGACAGCGTGAGGAAGCGCATCCGCCTGGTCGACATCTGGTACTACCGCAACGGCCAATGGTGCTGGGCGCTCTACACCTACGGCACCATCCTGATGGAAGGGCTCTCCCCGTTCGTCGACGCCGAGGGGGAGACCATGAGCAAGTTCCTGGCGTTCTCGGCCTTCATCGACCCCGACGGCGACCGCTTCGGCTTCATCCGCGACATGAAGGACATCCAGGACGAGATCAACCACCGCTACTCCAAGGCGCTGCACCTGCTCAACACCCGGCGCACCTTCGTGCGCAGGGGAACCATGGACATCAACCGGATGCGGCAGGAGCTCCTGAAGGCCGACGGCATCATCGAGTGGGACGCCGAGAAACCGGAATTCGACGACCAGCGCCAGCTGGCCGACATGCAGGGGCAGATCTCGTTCCTCAACGATGCCAAGACCGAGATCGAGAACTTCGGCCCCAACCCGGCGCTGATCGGGCAGGGCGACCAGGCCAGGAGCGGGCGCGCGATCGCGCTCCTGCAGCAGGCCGGCATCGCCGAGCTCGGCCCCTACATCATCGAACTGAAAGATTGGAAATTGCGCGTCTACCGCGCGGTCTACGCCAACGTGCGCAAGCACTGGACGATGGAGCGCTGGATCCGGGTGATCGATCCCGAGGACGACGCCCAGCTGGTGCAGATCAACGGGCTGCGCTACGACCCGGCGAGCGCGCAGTTTCAGAACGTCAACAACATCTCGGCGATCGACGTCGACATCATCATTGACGAGGGTGCCGACACCATCAACATGATGATGGACACCTTCGACACGCTCGGCACGCTCGCCTCCCGCGGCGCCCAGGTGCCGCCCGCGCTGCTGATCGAGCTCGCGCCGATCCCCGCCCGCATCAAGAAGAAGTGGCTGCAAAGGCTCGACGCCGCCGGCCAGCCCGACCCCGGCAAGGAGGCGATGAAGCAGGTCGCGGTCATGGGCGAGGCGGCCAAGGTCGACGAGACGAAGTCGCAGACTGCGCTCAACCTGGCCAACGCCATGAGCAAGGTCGCGGGCGCCTACACGCCGGAAAGCCTGCCGCAGGGCATGATGATGACCCAGATGCTGGAAAAGATGAATGCCGGCGCTGCCGCAGGCGCGCCCGGCGCGGTACCGCCCGGTGGCCTGCCCGGCCCGCCCGGTGGCCTGCCCGGCCCGCCCGGTGCCGCCGCCCATCCGGGCGCCGCGCCGCCGCCGCCGCCCGCGCCCGGCGCGATCTCCGGCGGTACCGACATGATTGCCGGCGGCGTTGCCGGCCCGCACCCGCCATTGGGCCCGGGCAACATAGGATGACATCATGCCCGACCAGACCATGAAGGGGTTGCATGACGTCGACTACAACGGCCTGGCGGCGCGCATGCTGGCGCTGACCGGCGCCCGCAAGCCGGCCGGGCACATCTTCGCCCTCGACCCCGGCCAGCCGCCCTACCAGCAGCAGGGCAGCGTCCCGGTGCAGGACCGCTACCTCATTGAGCAGATGCTCGGTGGCCAGCCGCCGCCCATGCGCCAGGCGCCCGATTGGAGCCGCGTCATCAAGCGGCCACGCGAGCCGGCGCCCTGGGCGCCGCCAGAAACCATGCCGAGGCAATAGATGGCCGACGTCGACTGGGGAGAGATCACGCGCACACTCCAGGCCCTCGCCCAAGGCCGCCAAGGAGCCGTGCGCCAGGCACCCAAGGCAGCCCCCCGCCTTTCCGGCTTCTCCGGCGCCCTGGCTCCAACCTTCAGGCCCGGCCTTGCCGCGAGCTACCAGATGCCGATCGGCTACGGCGGCTACGGCGCGGTCGGCGGCCATTACACGCCCAACCCATGGGGCAGCGACTATGCCGTGCGCGGCACGCTGGGCTACCGATGGTGAAATATCTCGCCGTGCTGGCGGCCGCCGCCGCCTTCTTCACCTTCTGCGTGCTGGCGATCGACTATAATGCCGGCAGGGAGCGCGAGCGCACATTGTTCGACCAGAGCGACCGGGGGCGCTGATGCCCGCTGATCTCGCCTATCCGATGCTCTCGGCGGCGGCCGGCAACCCGGTCGACCGCAGCCTGCTCTCCGGCAGCTGGCCGAGCGCGGTATCGGCCACTGACCTGCCGGCCGACACCTCGCCGCGCGACACTTCGCTCGACTGGCGCTACGCGCTGCGCAGCCTGCCGCAGGCGCAGAAGGACCTGTTGTTCCGTTATGCCGCCGCCGAGATCGGGGCAGGTCAGGGCGACACCTCGCGACAGGCGTTTCTGGAGGCGGCCGCCAACCGGCTGGAGGCGGCCCGCGCCCGCGCCCGCGAGCTCGGGCAGGGCGAGCCGACCATGGCCGACGTGCTCACCGGCTCCATCCCGTACGGCAAGCGCGGCAACATCGGCGGCGCCTATTATTATCCGCGCATTACCAGGGCGCGCGCCGCGGCCCCGCTCGACCCCGCCAGCAGGCCTTACTGGGAAGGCCTCTATGGCCGGGTGACCGGCGACCCGCAGGGCATCCCGCCCAGCAATGTCGCCAACTACGGCACCGGCAACGAGAGCGGCGGCGTGCACTCGGGCGGTGCCCCCGTCACCGCGGCCTACGGCGGCGAGCGCTACGTCGCCGAGAACTGGACCCTACCCTGGTTCCGGCAGATGCACGGCGAGGCCCCGGTCAGCGTCGCCACCGAGAGCTCCACGAGCTCGGCGGCACCGCCGTCAGGAGGCTCGACCATGCGCGCGGGCTCGAGCCCGGCCGTCGCCGAGGGCTCGACCGGCGGCAGCATGTCCAGCCTGCCCAATGCCGGCCTGGCGCAGATCATGCTCGACCTCGCCGCCAACCCGGAGCGATACCAGGCCGGCAGCGGCTTCGCCGATGCCTTCAAGCCGATGCCGGCGCCGATCCAGCGCGCCCCCTCGCCGAGCTACCGGCGGTTCTTCCAGGGAGGCATGAATGCCTGATCCCGAGCTCGCCTACGGCATGCTCTCGGCCGCATCGGACGACCCGTTCGAGCGCGCCGCCCTGCGCACCCGGCGCGGCGTGCGCGGCCGCACTGACACGGGTGCCACCGAGGAGTTCCTGCGCTCGCTGGCAATCCCGCAGTCCCCGCTGGAGGCCGGCCTCATGCTCGCCGGCCCGCTCGGCAAGGGCGCCGGCATGCTCGGCGGCCGCCTGGCCGGCCGGGCCGCCGGGGTCCTGCCGGCGCTGCTCGGCATGGGGCTGGAAAGTGACGAGGCCCAGGCCGGGCCGGCCAGCAAGGTCATCCGGGCCGGCGGCAAGGCGCTCGCCGAGGCGCTCAAGCACCTCGGGCCAAAGGGCGAGGCGATCAAGGGCTCGGCCTTCGACAAGAAGGCGCTGGAGGTCGGCCGCGAGCTCGAGACGATGCCCAAGGGCGCCGGCCCGCTCGACCTCTCCGGCAACCTGCGCATGGACGTGCCGCAGCGCGCCATCCCGCGCTACGAGCCGTCGCGCGGGATTTCGCCCCGCATGCAGGCGGCGCTGGAAAACCCGGAAGTGCACGAGGGCCTGCGCCAGAGCATGCAGGCCGGCATGCAGATGGGCGCCGAGAAGTGGTACCATAACGACCCGATCTTCCAGGCCTGGGTGAGCGAGCTCGGGCCGGTCGAGGGACCGCGTGAGTTTGCCCGCTACATGGACTATGTCGCCGCTACCTCGCCGCGCTCCGACGTGCCCACCAACATCCGCAACGCCTCCTACTATTATGTGCACGGCCCGAAGGCGCTGCGCCCGGAGGACAACCCGTATCCCTACGGCCATCTGGCCGAGGACCTGCATCGGTCAAACATCGCCGGCCTGCAGGCGGCCGAGCGCGGCCGCGGTTCGGTCGGCGCCCAGTTCGCGCCGGAGTTCGGCGGCTGGGACATCTTCCAGAACCCCAAGCCGGTGTCGTTCTCCCAGGACCTGCAGGGCAACCTCATCCCGGTCGCCGCCGACACCCATGCCATGCGCAACGTGGCAATGCGGACCAATGACCCGCGCTGGCTCGAAACCCAGATCCAGGAGTTCGTCCCCAAGAGCCGCAAGGGCGGTCTCTCCGAGTTCCAGGAGGCCTACGGAACGCCGAAGAGAACCGAGAAGGGCGTGGCCGTCGTCTATCGCCCGCAGGACCTGGTCGAGCGCGGCCGGATGACCCTGCCGGAGGCGAAGGAGGTGCCGTCGTTCTGGGTCGGCAAGCCGCGCGAGAACGAGTACGGCGCGATCGAGAACCTGTATGGCGATGTCAGCGGCCGGATGCAGCTCTCTCCCGGCGAGGGCCAGTCGGCCGCCTGGTCCGGGGCCGGCGAGCTCACCGGGCTCGGCACCGCGCCCGACCAGACCTTCCCCGAGATGTTCAACAACCGGGTGCTCTACACCGCCATGATGCGCAACGAGAACCCGCAGGACACCCTGCGCTCGCTGATCCGCAAGCAGGCGCCGCTCCTTTCGGTCGGCGGCGGCGGTTTGCTCGCCCCGCAGCTGATGGAGCTCACGGGCGAACGACAAGCGCAGCGACAGTGAGATCACATGCAAGGAGTGAACGTCATGGCGTATACGAATTCCCCGGTTGATTTCCGCACAATGGCTTCCACGATGCAGGGCATGACCGGCAACCCCACCGGCCAGCAGATGCCGGGCATGACCCCGGGTCCGATGCTCTCCGGCGCCGGCCCGATCACCCCGCCGCAGACCACCCGCGGCAGCATGGCCAATGCCGGCGTCGGCTCGACCGGCGGCGACATGGCCAACACCGCGCAGCAGACCGGCGACGGCGGCGCCGCCATGCAGATCATGCAGCTGGTGCAGATGCTCACCCAGATGCTCGGCCGGCCGCCCTCGCGCGACGAGCTCGCTGCCTATATCCAGCAGATGCAGGGGCCCGCCCCCGGCGGTGCCTCCATGCAGGCGCCTTCCGGCATGCCGCCGGTCCCGGTCACCCCGCCCCCGACCACCCTGCGGAGGGCATGATGCGCTGCCTCCTCGCTACCCTGCTTGCCCTGCTTGCCGTCCCGGCGCAGGCGCAGGTGCCGACCTACTCGGCCGGCTTCTACAATGTCGCGGTCGGGGCCGCCGCCAATGACGTCGTCTGCCTGGAGAACGCCGGCAGCCGCGCCATCCGCATGGTGGCGCTCAACCTCTACGGCGTCGGCGCCGCCAACGGCACCGTGCATGTCTCGATCGTGCTGCGCTCGACCGCCAATAGCGGGGGAACCTCGACGACGCCGGCCCCGGTCGCGCTCTCGGGCACCCAGCCGGCGACCGGCGTGCTCCGCGTCTACACCGCCGACCCGGTTCCCGGCACGCTCTACGGCGTGCTGCGCGAGGGCCGCTGGGACATCACCACCAACGGCAACGCCGCCGACCCGAGCGGGCTCCTCACCGTGAACCCCAATTATATCCCCAATGTCGCGCGGCTGACGCTCAAGGGCAGCGGCAGCGATCCGTTCCCCTACGCGGCGTGCGTGACCTTCAACGGCACCGGCCCGGCGTCGACGCTTACGGGCGACGTCAGCTGGACCGAGGAGGCGCAGTAGCCGCCGCTACGTCTTGCCGTGCCCGCGGTGGTGGCCGACCGCACTGTCGATGTCGACATGCGGGTCGGGCGGCGGCGGCCGCTCCCCCGGCTCGTGCTCGATGTGCTCCAATTCGCCGTCCATCTCGCGGGTGTAGCGCTCCCAGCTGTAGCTCCAGGCGCTGCCCAGGTCCTCCACCATGGCGCGCTCGGCCGGCGTGGCAAACTGGGTGTGGGCGCGCAGGTACGGCACTCCCTCGGCCATTTTGCCGCGCTCGACCTGCTCGTGCTCGGCCAGGAACGGCCAGAACTTCTGCGGCATCCGGTAGTCGACATAGGTCAGACCCGCCGTGCGCGCCGAGGCGACCGCGCCCGAGCGCACCGTGTGGCTGGCGTCGATCACCCCGGAGGCCACCCGCATGCGCGGGAGCGCGAGCCGTGCTGCCGGCCGGTCATTGGCCATTGCCGGTCCCCTGCTCGCGCAGATCCTTGAGCGTGGCGATCGCCTCCTCGAGGATGGCAACGCGCCTGACGGCCTCGGCGGCCTTGAGATTGCCCCTGGCGATCTGCCCGGGATAGACCTGCGCGCGCACACGCAGCTCACGCTCGAGCTCGCCGATCTGGACCGAGAGCGGATATTCCCTGCTCATCGGCAGCGCCTTTGCCGGTCGCGGAACCGCGCCAGCTCCTACTCGGCCTGCCAGTCGCTGGCCGCGGCGCCAATGACGATCCAGGCCAACAGGCCAAGGCCGAGCATTAAATAGATCATGTGAAAGCCTCCTGGTGGGTTGGGAAGCCATTCTCTCATCATCCATGATAAAGAACAAGGCCCGGCAGGGCTGGCGCCGGGCCTCGCGTTGTATGCTTTCCCAATGCGTGATGGACGTTGCTCATCAGACCGCGTCCCGCGGGTCGGCCAGTCTCCCTTGCACTCACGGTGGGCGCGCGCATCCTAACGCTTGAGTGTGCCGTCAGACAAGCGTATGGATCGCGCCCGATGATAGACCGCGATCGCATGCTCGCCGATGCCCGCCACCTGCGCCGGGCCGCCAGGCTGCTGGCCGAGCTCGATGCGACCCTCATCCAGGCGCTGATGCGCCAGGCCGACCACCTGCAGAACGAGGCCTGCGGCTTTACCGAGCCAGCGGCGCCCTATGACCGTCCCCCGGGAAAGCACGAGGAGGAGCAACAACCTTTTCTGGAGTGACCGATGGCCATTTCCTCGATCGAGGGCCTTGCCGCCGACCTTGACGACGCATCCCTGTTTGCCGCGGCGACCGCGCCGGAGGCGGCGCCGGAGGAGCCCGCCGCGCCGGCCGGCGACGGCGCCCAGCCGCGCGACGAGCTCGGCCGGTTCGCCTCCCCGCCAGTGGTCACGCCACCGCAGACCAGCGAGGACAGCCCGCCGGCCGAGGCCCCGCCCGGGGAGCCGCCCGCGCGCGAGGAGTTCGTCCCGTCCTGGCGCCTGCGCGAGGAGCGCGAGGCGCGCGAGGCCTACGCCTCCCGTCTGGCCGAGCGCGACCGCCAGCTGACCGAGGCGCTCAATTTCATCCGGCAGAACCAGGCGCCGGTCCAGCCGCCGGCCCCGATCGACCCGCTGGTCGACCCGGCCGCCTTCCACCGCTACCAGGCCGACACCGTCGCCGGCATCCGCGCCGACTTCCAGAGCCAGCTGCGCACGCTGCAGCTGGAGAACAACCTGCAGCTGACCCGCATGCAGGATGCCGACCTCTTCGACGACGCCTACCGGGCATTCGTGGAAACCGCCTCCGGCGACCAGCAGTTCGCCCGCGCCATCGTCGGTGCCCCCAATCCGGGCGGCGCCATGGTCAACTGGTACCGCAACGCGGTGGTGCTCAACGCGGTCGGCAACGACCCGGTCGCCTGGTTCAACGGCAAGCGCGCCGAGCTCCTGCAGGACCCCGAGTTCCTGCGCGAGGCGGTCGAGGCGGCGCGCAACTGGCGTCCGCCCGCCGCCGCTGCGGCACCCTCGTCAGGAAACATGAGGGGGGCCGCCAACGTCGTGCAGCTGCCGCCATCGTTGATGAGAATGCGGGGCGGCTCGAGTTCGGAGGCGACCGCCGCCAATCCCGGCGGCGACGACCCGCTCTCCGATCAATCTCTGTTTGCATTCGCCAGCGCGAAGAAATAAGGTTCCCGCCGCGCCGCGCTGGGCGATACCAGCGGAACCAGCACGCTCTGCTCCCGAGCGATATCGGCGAGCCTCGCCCGCCGGCCGCGACAGGCCGACACCGCCCTGAAACATCAACGGCGACCGGACCGCTATCGATGCGGCCTGCTCGCAGGACACAGGAGCGAGGGCCATGGCTCTCTCAACCGTACAGTCACAGAACAAGCTGGTGCAGTACACCCAGCAGATCAATCGCGAATATGTGCGTGAGAATTTGTTCTCGCCCTACATGGGCGAGGCGATCAACGCGATCATCAGATTGCGGATGGAAACCAAGCGCGGCGGCGAGCAGATGAACATCCCGCTGGTTGCCCGCCTGGTCGGCCAGGGCAAGAGCAACGGCCTGCTGGTCGGCTCCGAGGAGGCGATCGACGACTACGGCTTCCGCATCTGGGTCGACTACGCCAGGAACGCGGTCAAGACCAACAAGTACCAGCAGCAGATCGACTCGGCGGATGTTTTCGGCGAGGCCAAGCCGCTGCTGTCGGACTGGGGCAAGGAGCTCCAGCGCGACGAGATCATCGAGGCGCTGATGGCACTGCCGTCGGAAAGCGCGCCGGCCGGCCTGCAGAGCGACCCCGGCCAGCGTGTCAATGGCATCCTCTACCAGGAGGCAACCGCGGCGCAGCAGAACACCTGGAACCAGGACAACTCCGACCGGGTGCTCTACGGCAACACCACCGCCAACTACAATAACACCCACGCCACCGCGCTCGCCACCGTCAACAACACCAACACCGCGACCCCGGTGCCGACCGACGGCGTGTTCACCGGGCAGTCGGTGCAGCTGCTCAAGTACCTCGCCCGCCACTGCTTCCCGCGCATCCGGCCGTTCAAGATCGAGGACGGCAGGGAGTACTTCGTGGCGTTCGCGGGCGGGCTGCCGTTCCGCAACCTCAAGCGCGACCTGGTGGTGGTCAACAAGGACGCCCGCCCGCGCGAGGGCCGCGCCATGAACGACAACCCGATCTTCCAGGACGGCGACCTGGTCTATGACGGCGTCATCATCCGCGAGATCCCGGAGATCGACGAGTATGTCGCCAACACCTGGACCTCGCTGCTCACTGCCGGCGCCTCCAACGTGCGGGTCAACCCGGTGTTCCTGTGCGGGCAGTCGGCGGCAACGATCGCCTGGGGCCAGATGGCGAAACCCACCTTCCTGAAGGAAGACGACTATCAATATTTCACAGGAACCGGCATCGAGATGTGCTACGGCGTCGGCAAGGTGTTCAAGAAACATCCCAAGACATCAACGCCATTGAAGCAATGGGGCGTGGTTACCGGCTTCTTCGGCAACACCGCCACCTGATAAACCGCAATGGTTATCAGCATGATCTGCATAACTTTGCTAATCGTCCTCAATTAACCAATCGGCGGCCCCGCCCGCGCGGGGCCTTCGCATAAGGAGCAACCGATATGACGACCGTGCGACCCAATTCCAGGATCAGCCCCAAGACCTATCCGACATCTGACGACAGTGCCATCATCCGCGGCGAGGTGAACTTCAACTCGCCCGGGGTGGCGGCCGGCGCCACCACCAACATCCGCATCGGCCGGCTGCCGGTCGGGGCCGAGATCATGTCGGTGAAATACCGGGTGGTGACCGCCTTCGTCGGCCCCGCCACCGTGACGGTGTCGGCCGGCACCAACTCGACCACCTTCGACAACATCTTTGCCGCCACCGACGGCAAGACCGTCGCCGGCTCGGTCACTGCCGCCGCCGCCGGCCTGGCGCTCGCCACCGACGCCGCCGAGCTCGACGTGTTCATGCAGGTCATCTGCGGGGCGGGCGCGCCCACCGCCGGCAAGGCCCGCATCTTCATCGAAACCACCACGCCGGTCCTGACATGACCGCCAAGGTCGTCACCTGGCTGGGCAACGACGTCGGCGACGCTGCCGGCCCATCGTTCTGCGTGTGGGGCGACCCGCTCACCCGGGTGCACATCAAGTTCGAGAAGGACAAGCCGCTCACCATCGCCGACGACGAGGCCGCCGACCCGGGCCTGCGCGAGCTCAACCGGCACATCCTGGCGGTCGCCCCCAGCAACCGCTTCTTCACGGTCGAGGATGCGCCGCCGCCGGTCGAGCCGGAGGCGGGCGAGGAGCGCGCGCGCCACGGCGCCCACCACGGCGGCAGGAAAAAATGAGGCGCCATGGCCCCCCTTGCCTCGCCCGTCTACGCCGACCGCGAGAAATTGATCCAGACCGTGCTGGAGGAGCTCGCGATCGTCGCCTACGGCCAGCCGCCGTCGGCGCCCGAGCATGAGGCGACCGACGAGCACGTCGACATGATCCTGGCCGAGCTCGCGGCCAGGGACATCATCCACGTTGCCAGCACCGATTTCATCCCGATCGAGATCCTGCACCCGCTGGCGCAGGTGATCGGCCGCCACGTTGCCAACAAGTACTCGATCGGCGCCCAGGAGGTGGCGCAGCTGTTCCTGCCGGAGGGCGACCCGTTCTCGCCGGAGAACCGGCTGCGCGCGATCTCGCGCAACAGCCAGCACTTCGCGCCGGCCGTGCCGGATTATTTCTGATGCAGATCGATTTCGCCACGAGCTCGTTTCCGGGCGCCATTCCGCAGGAGGGCGCCGGCCGGCTGGTCAACGCCATGATCGAGCCGATGGGCGACGCCCAGAAGTTCGTCCGCTCGCCCGGGGTGCGCCGGCTCTACACCACCCCGCCGGCCGACGGCGCCACCGGCTTCCGCGGCATGGCGTTTCTGAACAACACCTTGTGGTCGGCCTACGTCAACAAGCTCTATCAGAGCACCAGCTCGGCCGGCGGCCTGCTGACGCGGGTGCCGGATGCGTCGGCGATCTTCCTCGGCAGCGACCCGGTGTTCTTCGCCGCCAACATGCGAGCGACCGCGGGCGGTCCCGACATCGTCGCCGCGCAGGCGACCGGCGGCGCCTACGTCGTCACCCCGGCCGGGGTGACGGTGTTCCCGACCGACGCCACCCATAATCTGCCGGTCGGGCAGACGGTCGACGTCACCTATGGATTAGGCTTCCTGTTCTTCGGGTGCGCGGACGGCCGCTGCTTCGCCTCCGACCTCAACGCCATCACGGTGCCGGCGCTCAATTTCACCACCGCCAACGTCAAGCCTGACGGCCTCTTCCGCGTCATCTGGTTCGCCCAGCAACTCTATCTGTGCGGCCCCGACAGCATCGAGGTGTGGGGCCAGCCGGTCAATGCCGCCAATTTCCCGCTCAACCTGGTGACCGCCATCCCGCGCGGCATCGTCGGCCCGCGCGCCATCACCGGCTTCGAGAACGGCATCGACCTCGGCCTCGTGTTCGTGTCGCGCAACAACCAGGTGATGCGATTGAACGGCTACCAGCCCGAGCGCATCAGCACTCCCGACCTCGAGCGGGCGATCTCCCGCACCATGGACAAGAGCACGATCGAGCTCACCACCTTCAACGTCGGCGGCGGCCACATGCTGCTCAAGGTCCGCTCGGGCGCGTTCTGCTGGATCTTCGACTTCTCCACCCAGACCTGGCACGAGCGTCAGAGCTGGGAGAGCAGCACTTCGCGCCTGCGGCAGGCGGTATTCGCGTTCGGCAATACCTGGATGATCGGCGACGACAACTCGCCCGACCTCGGCGCCATCTCCGGCACGGTGTACGACGAATTTAACATGCCGCTGACCTGGCAGCTGGACAGCAAGCCGGTGGCGGCGTTCCCCTCCCGCGTCACCGTCGGCCCGGCCTATTTTCATTTCGCGCCCGGCACCGGCAACACCGTCCAGTCGGTTGTCGACATCGTCAACATTGCGCAGGGCGGGGCGCCGCCGCAGCCGCTGATCCTCTCGACGCTCGAGCTCCACAATCTCGCGCCGGGGGACGTCGTCTATGTGACCGGCGTGACCGGCATGCAGGCGGTCATCCCGCCCGGCAGCGGCAATCCGCCGACCAGCCAGGTCAACGGCAAGCAGTTCATCGTGGCCAGCCCGCTCACGCCGGTTTCGTTTGCGGTCACCGACATGAACGGCTTCATTCCCGACAGCACGGCGTGGAGCGCGTACGGCTCCGGCGGCGTGGCGCGCAAGCAGAACACTCCGCAGAACGCGGTCGCGCCGGCCGTGCAGGTGTCGTGGTCGAACGACGACGGGGTCAGTTTCGTGCCGCCGCAGATCCTGCCGCTCGGGCCGCAGGGCAATTCCACCCAACTCGTCCGCACCTTCCTGACCGGCTCGTTCTCGCCCTACGGCCGGATCTGGCGGCTGGTCGTCTCCGACCCGGTCTATGTCTCGTTCATGGGCGCCGAGATGCCGCGCATTGGCAAGCGCAGGGCGGCGTGATGGCGAGCGCCTACAAGCCGCTCATCCCGCGCCCGCCGGCCAACGTGGTGCCGATCGAGCCTACGACCGGGCAGTGGACAAAGGACTGGGCGGCGTGGCTGGCGGCGCTCGAGGCGATCGTGCGCGAACTGCAGAGCAAGGAGTGAGGCAATGGCGCTCTCCGACCTCTTCACATCGAGCGCGCAGGACTACGCGACCACCCAGGCGCAGAACCAGCTGCTCGGCGGCAAGGCGCAGGCCACCGGGGCAATCCAGGGCGGCCTGGCGCAGGGCCTGCAGAGCCTGACCGGCGGCACCAGCCAGGCGGTCAACACGCTCGAGGGCGCCAAGGGCTACTACGCGCCGCTCGTTCCCGGCGCGCAGAATGCGTGGCAACTCTATCAGAACCTGATCGGGGCCGGCGACCCGAGCCAGGTCGAGGCGACCCTCACCAGCCAGCCCGGCTTCCAGACCCAGATGGACCTGGCGCTGCAGGCCGCCAACCGCACCTCGGCGGCCGGCGGCATGGGCGCCTCCGGCAACGCCATCATGTCGGCCATGGACACCTCGCGCGGGCTCGAGGAAGCCAACATCAACAACTACGCCAGCCGGCTGATGCAGATGGCCGGCTACGCGCCGCAGTTCGCAGGCGCGCAGGCCGGCATTTCCGGCACCGAGGCGGGCTACCAGTACGGCGCCGGGCAGACCGGCGCGCAGATGAATTACGGTGCCGGCACCGCGCAGGCCGGCATCGACACCTCGACCGCGGCGGCGCTCGCCGACACCTACCAGAAGCAGGCCGACGCGCGCATGCAGGCGGCAAAGAACGTCTGGGACGGCGTCATGGCTGCTGCCGGCCTCGGCGTGAAGGTCGCCTTCCCGCCCAAGGCCATCACCATCCCGACCGCCGGCACTGCAACGGGATAGCGCCCATGCCTGTCCAGCAGATGATCGATCCAAACGTGGTGGCGGGCCTTGCCGATCCGTGGCTGAAGCAGCGCGAGCAGGAGCTGATCGGCGGCGCCATGGGCACGGCCATGACGGCGCTGCAGAAGGAGGATTATCCGGGCATGGCGCAGGCGCTGCAGACCGTCGCCGGCCTGCACCCCCAGCTGGGCATTTCCATGATCGGTGAGATGCAGCGGGCCCAGCAGTACAAGGAAACCAAGGCGTGGGAGCGCGAGAAGGAGGCCGAGCGCAGGCGGGAATGGGAGCTCACCCCGCGCGTGATCGGCGGCGCGTTCTTCGGCCCGCAGCAGTATGGGCTGCCGCCAGCGAAGGCCGGCGATCCGTGGCGTTCCCTCACTCCGGAGGCGCCCGCGCCGGCCGTGCCGGGGGCGGCGGCTGCACCGGCCGCGGGAGCCGGTGGGCCGGCCGCGTGGGACCCCGCCGGCAAGAGCGAGGACGAAATTAAAAACGAGACGCTCGCCAGGATGCCGGCCGAGCAGCGCCCGGCCGCGCTGGCGATGTGGCCGACCATCGTGGGCATGGAGGATTACTCCGTCAATCCTGGCCGGGTCAGCAAGATGAAGGGCCTGGGAACCGTCGCCACCAATGCCGCGGCCACCTTGGCCCAGGTGCGCGGCCACGACCCCTACAACGAGACGGAGTTTCCCGAGCGCAACGCCGCCTACATCCGCTTCAATACCCAGCAGCTGCCGCAGCTGCGTAACCTCTCGGCCTCGTTCGAGCACATCAATACCGTCGACGAGATCATGGCGCACCTGCACAACGGCGATGTCCCGAAAGCCAACCAGCTGCTGAACTGGCTGGGCGTGCAGATGGGCAAGGGGCCGGCGGTCGGCGCCAACGTCGGCATCAAGATCATGAGCACCGAGGTCGCCAAGGCGATCGCGCAATCCAACCCCGCGCTCGCCGACCGCGAGGAGATCCAGATGCTGCTCAACCCCAACTCCTCGGACGAGCAGCGGCAATGGGCGTTCGGGTCGCTCGAGCAGCTGATCGGCGAGCAGCTGCTGGTGACCAAGCACCTGTACGGCGAGAGCACCCGGCGGAAGGATTTCGACCGTTACCTGATGCCGCGCGCCAAGGCCTTCACCGCCCGCCTGGAGGAGGAGCATGGAGCGCGCCCGGCGCCCGGCCCGATGGGCCTCGAGCGGGTGGCCCCGGGTGCGACCCAGCCGCCGGCCCAGCAGCCGCAGCAGCCTCCGGCCCTGACCCTGCCGCCGGGCGCCACACGTGAGAGCATCATGCAGGAGGCGCGCGACGCCATGGCGCGGGCGCCGCACAAGCGGGCGGCGATCGAGGCCCGCATGCAGCAGCTGCTGCAGCTGCTCGGCCGGGGGCCGTGACATGCCTGGCATGTACGATGACATCATCGGCGGCACGGTTCCGGTCAGCGGGCCGGTCAGCGCTGCAGCGGCGCAACCGCCAGGCGGCGGCATGTATGACGACATTGCACCGCCCGTGAGCGCAACCCGCAACATCCCGATCGTGAACTATCCCGAAGTGCAGCAGGAGATGGCCAAGGAAGGCCTCGGCCTGATGGGCGCCGGTTACCGCCTGGCGATGCATGACCCGCGCGGCCTCTCCTGGGGCGGACTCGGCAAGGGCGCGCTCGGCATGGCGGCCGGCGCCACCGAATATGCCGGCTCGCCCCTCTGGGCGGCCTACCGCAGCGCCATCGGTGAGCCAGTGGAGAGGCTGACCGGGGGGCGCATCCCCAAGGAATACCCGGAGTTTGCCGCCCAGCTGGCGACCCCCGGCATCGGCCTGGTGCGCTCCATGGCGCCGCCGATGCCGCCGCCGGCCGCCCGCACGCCGCTTCTGCAGGCGGCGCAGGACCTCAACATCGCCCTGCCGCGGGCGGTCACCTCGGAGAGCATGCCGGTGCAGATGGCCGGCAAGGTGCTGGAGAACGTGCCGGTGGCCGGCTGGCCGGTACGCTCGGCCTCCACCCGCGCGATCGGGCAGTTGAAGGAGCGGGCCGGCGAAGCACGCGACCTCCTCGGCAGCGGCCAGCCGGCGGCGGCCGGCGCTGCCGTGCGCGAGGGCATCGAAAACACGCTTGAGCGCGGCCCGATGCGGCGGCGCATCGATGCGCTCTACAACCGGGTCGACCACATGGTGAACCCGACCGCGCTCGGGCCGATGCCGGAAACGCGCCAGGCGGCCATCGACATCGAGGCGCGCCGGGCCGGCGCCGGCCTGCCGCGCAGCGCCGTCAACCAGGCGCTCGACGAGATCCTCGCGCGCGGCGGCATCACTTACCAGGGCATCAAGGATTTAAGATCGCATTTCGGGGAGATGCTGGCGAACCGGGCACCCATCCCCGAGGGCATGGCGCGCACCGAGGTGGAAAGAATCTATGGCGCGTTGAGCGGCGACCTGCGCGGCGTGGTCGCCAATGCCGGCGGCCCCGATGCGCTGCGGGTGTGGGAGCGCGCCAACGCCACGGCGGCGCGCTGGGCGCAGACCCGGCAGCGCCTGGCGGCGGTGCTCAAGGCGCCGAGCGACGAGGCGCTGGTCGATAAGCTGACGGCCATGACCGGCGAGCGCGGCGGCAACCTGGAGCAGCTGCTGCGCGTCCGCAACTCCATCCCCGCCGAGCACTGGGACGAGCTCGGTTCCGCCATCATGGGGCGCATGGGATGGCGGCCGGGCAGCGCCGGTTTCTCGCCCGATGCCTTCCTCACCGCCTACAACAAGATGGCGCCGCAGGCGCGGGCGCTGGTGTTCGGCGACGTCGCCCCGACCATCGACAACATTGCCACCGTGTCGCAGCGCTACAAGGAGCTCGCGGCCTTCGCCAATCCCTCCGGCACCGGGCGTCAGGTCATCGGCTTCGAGATGATGCTGCATCCGGTCCTGGCGCTGAAGGCGGCGGCAGGCGGTCTGACTGCCGGCCGCTTCCTCGCCAGCCCCGAGGGACCGGGGCTGCTGCAGCGCTGGCTCAACGCCCAGCGCGGTCCCATGGGCGTGCGGCAGATGGCCAACCGGGTGTTTGCCGCCGAGGCGGCGCGCGGCACCGGCACCGCGCCGCAGGACGTCCTCGACCAGATGCAGGGACCGCGGCAATGAGCGGCACCATCAATCTCTGCGGCCAGCAGCAGTTCGACAACGACGGCAACCTCCTGCAGGGCGGCCTCGTCTACATGCTGCAGGCCGGCACGCTCGTCCCGCAGGCCGGCTACCGCGACGCCGCGCTGGTCAACGCCTGGCCCAACCCGATCCAGCTGGACGCCAGCGGCCGGGTGCCGTCGATCTTCTTTGCCGACGGCACCATCCGCATCCGCCTGACCGACGCCAGCGGCGTGGTGCTGTTTGATTTCGACAACCTGCCGGTGCTCGGCTCGAGCTCGGCCGGCGCCATCATCGACACCACCGACCCGAATGCGCGGTTCAATACCGGGGACATGAAAGTGCGCTACGGCACTGGCGCATTGGCCGGCTTCGTGCGTTGCAACGGCCTGACCGTCGGGCCGCCGTCCTCGGGCGGGACCGAGCGCGCCAACGCCGATTGTCAGGCACTGTTCAACTATCTGTGGAATTTAAACGATGATGTCACCTGCCCGGTGGTGCCGAGCCGCGGCGCCAGCGCGGCGGTCGACTGGGCGGCGACCTCGCCCTACAAGCAGGTCACCCTGCCGGATTTTGCGGGCTGCTTCCTGGGCGGCATCGATGACATGGGCGCCGGCCCGCGCGGCCGGCTCACCTCGCATAATTTCGGCATCGCCGGCACCGACGGCAAGCCGGCGACGGCGCTCGGCGCCCGCGCCGGCTTCGACTGGTGGCAGATCGGCAGCAACGAGCTCCCGACCCACGCGCATGGTTACAATGAGGGTGCCAGCGGCAACGGGCATCTGCACGGCGAGAACAGCGTCAACTACACCGGAACCTTTGGCACCTTCGTGACCGGGGTGTCGGGTCCCGGGGTGAGCTCGGTGAGCACCGGCAGCGCAATCGACGCCATCACCGCCGGCACCGACAACACCAACTATGCCACCACCGGCATCGCCATCAGCAATGCCGGCAGCGGCAATGCCAAGTATGCCATCCCGCCGGTCCGCCTGATCACGTTCTATATGAAGCTCTGAGCTCATGCCCTACCGCGGCACCCTCACCGAAGTGTCCAACCGCGCCACCTGGAGTGACTGCGTGGAAGTGCGCGACCAGGAAACCGGCGACCTGATCGATCTGTCGGGCGTGCAGGAGATCGTGGTGCAGGTCGTGTCGACGATCTATAACAGCTATTACCGCTACGACTACGCGCAGGGCATCGGCGGCTACGTCGGTGCGCCGATGCTCATCGCCTCGCTGTCGGGCGGCCAGGTGCAGATCATCCAGACCGGCGTGTTTCAGTTCACCTTCACGCGCTCGCAAATGAACACGCTGATTGCCGGCGACTACAACGTCGGCATCACCCTCGTGAAGGACGACGAAACCGACGAGCTCTTCATCGGCCAGGTGCCGGTGCGCGACGGCGTCGTCACCATGCAGGCAGGGACGGGGTAGAAGCATGCCGATGTTCCCGAGCTCCAGGCCAAATATCTCGGTCCGGGTCATTCCGAAGATCCCGGCCACCATGACCGGCTCCGGCGGCATCGAGATCGCCAAGCAGAACGGCGTGTGGACGGTCACGCCATCCTTCGGCGACCTGCAGCTGATTGCACCTGGTTTGCAGCTTGACCCGGCGACCAAGGAAATCTGGATCCACGACCCCGGCACCGACGTCTACAACCGGATGACGCTCGGCGGCATGGGCCAGGCGATGTGGTGGGCAACCTCATCCACCACCAACGTCATCGGCGCCGGCATTCGCACCTTCCAGACCCAGCCCAACAAGGTCTGGACACCGGGGATGTACATCCAGGCGCTCTCGCAGGCAGTGCCGGCCGACAACATGATCGGCCAGATCACCAGCTATCAGGGCACCACGCTGACGATAAACGTGCTGACGACTTCCGGCACCGGCAACACGCATTCGGACTGGATCATCGTTCCGTCGACCCTGCCCGGCTCGGGCGCTCCCGGCGCGGCCGGGGCCCCCTCCGGCCTCAACTACAACTGGGTCAACAGCGCGGTCGCGGGCGACCCCGGCTCCGGCAACATCGGCTTCGACAGTGCCAGCTTTCCACTGGTGGGCACGGTGTTCGTCTCCCACACCGACCGCAACGGCCAGAACCTGGCGGCGGAAATTGCGACCTGGTCGGTCGCGAGCAATCCCAACAAGGCGCGGCTGCGCATCTACAATACGACCGACCCGACCAAGTTCATGATCGCGACCGTCACCGGCGGCGAGATCAATGCCGGCGCCTACTCGCATTTTTCCATTTCCATCCCGACTGGGCCGGGCTTCACCGCCAACGCTCAGTGCCAGGTCGAGCTCCTGCGGTTCGGCGACACCGGCGCGACCGGGGCGACCGGCGCGCCCGGGGCCGACGGCACCGGGGCCGGCTCGCGCTACCTGTGGACGACGTCGACCGCGGGCGATCCCGGCAGCGGCAACATCGGCGTCAACAACGCCTCGCCCGGCTCGGCGACCCAGATCGAGGTGTCGCGCACCACCGCGCTCGGGCAGGCGATCGGCGCCTACCTCGACACGACGTGGCTCTCGACCAACGCGGTCAAGGGTACCATCACCATCCAGTCGATCTCGCCCGCGGGAACCAATTTCGCGGTCTATTCCATCAGCGCCACCGGCACCGCGCTCGCCACCTACGACACCATCCCGGTGACCTTCGTGGCCGGCGGCGGCACCTTCACCAACGGCATGGCGGTGCAGGCGTTCTTCGCGCGCGCGGGCGACCAGGGCTCGGCCGGCACCGGCACCATCTCCGGGCAGACGCAGAACGCGGTTTCCCTCGGCGGCGCCAGCGGCACCGTCATCAGTTCGAGCAAGCTTCTCGGCGGCAACCAGATCCTGGTCGGCCGCACCTCGCCCGACACGGTGCCGCAGACCCTGCCGGTGAGCTCCGCGATAACCGGCGATATCGACGGCGCCGCCAATGCCGGCTTCACCAACTTCGGCCTCACCGTCGCCGCCAACAAAATTACCTACGCGAAGATCGCGCAGGCGGTCGGCAACAACGTCGTGCTCGGCAACAACGTCAGCGCCAACCACAACTATCTGGAGCTCTCGTTCGGCACCGTGGTGCTCGGCGCGTACAACGCCAACAGTCTCGTCTACGCCGACAACACGCCGGCCCTGCAGAACCTCGGGGCCGGTGCCGCTGTTGAGG